AGGGAGTATAGACTTTGACAACGGATCAAGAATTGTATCAGCTACTACTACTGGTAACACCGGTCGTGGTATGTCCATATCCTTACTATATTGCGATGAGTTTGCTTTCGTACAACCTAACATTGCTGAAGAATTTTGGACTTCAATATCACCAACACTAGCAACTGGTGGACGAGCAATTATCACTAGCACACCTAATAGTGACGAAGATACATTTGCTCTTATTTGGAAGGAAAGCCAAGATTTGTTTGACGAGTTTGGCAATGAAAAAACAGACGGAGTAGGCCGCAATGGATTCCACGGATTCCGTGCAGAGTGGCACGAACATCCAGATCGTGATGATGCTTGGAAATCTACTGAAATGGGACGTATCGGAGAAGAGCGTTTCCGACGTGAATATGGTTGTGAGTTTTTAGTTTACGATGAAACACTTATTAGCAGTCTTAAACTAGCAGAACTCGTTGGCCGTGATCCTAAAAGTAGAATGGGACAAGTACGTTGGTATAAAGATCCCGAACCTGGACATTTGTATGCCGTGGCTCTGGACCCTAGTTTAGGTACAGGCGGAGACTTTGGGGCCATACAGGTATTTGAATTACCCAGCTTTACTCAGATCGGCGAATGGCAACATAATATTACGCCTGTCGAAGGACAAGTTAGGATACTTAGAGAAATATTAAGATACATACAAGAAAAAATCGGAGAACGAAACGTCAACAGTATATACTGGAGTGTAGAAAATAACACCGTGGGTGAAAGCGCACTGATATGTATTGCCGACCAAGGAGAGGAAACATTCCCGGGGTTATTTGTCAGCGAACCTGTACGTAAGGGCAATGTACGTAAATTTCGCAAGGGATTTAACACTACATTTGGCAATAAAATATCAGCTTGTGCCCGCTTGAAGTTTCTAATCGAATCCGATAAAATGAAGATTTTTAGCAAACAAACAATCAGCGAGCTTAAGGGGTTTATTGCCCACGGGACTACGTTTAAAGCCAAGGTGGGCCTACACGATGACTTGGTTTCTAGCTTGTTACTAGTAGTCAGACTAAGTGCAGTTCTAGCAGATTGGGACATCAGGGTGTTTGACAGCATAAGTACAGGCGACGAGTGGCAAGAAGATTACGAACCGCCCATGCCAATTTTTATATCAGGACTGTGATAAATATCATATGGAACCAAATTTAGATCAAGTAGCAAAAGAGCTGTACGGCAAAATACAAACCCGCTTTTCTGACATTCAAATCGCAGATGAACAGGCCAAAGTATTGAGCAAAAAGGAAGACATTCCTAAAGCACGTTTCTTCGAGTTTGAATACGAGGAAAACGGAGAACCGTTAGGCACGATTGCAATAAGTTTAGATGCAGATGACGGTATCGTAATTAAAGCCAGTGGCGATTTAGTTGACGATACTAATCCAGACGAGACTCATCACGGTGCATATAAATTTATTAGAAGCTTTCGAAAATTTGCTAGACAAAATATGTTAAACTATGAGATCAACAATATGGGCAAGAGTAACTTAGACAAACGGGATTACGAATTCCATGCAAAAAGTGGAGAAGAACCTATGATGGAAAGCAAAATGTGGGGCACTTCAAGAGTGAGCTACCAAGACCTCGGTGAAACACGTCTTGTTGTAAAACACAGCAAACCTGTTAACTATGACCTAGCGGCTGGCCGCACAATGCATATTGATGCAATCTATATTGAAAACAAAGAAGGTGAACGCTTCCGTTATCCAGTTCGTCATTTAAATGGTGCTCGCGCAATGGCACAACATATTGGCCACGGCGGTAACCCGTATGATAGTATCGGCCAGCACGTTGTAAGTCTAAGCGAAGAAATGTCTAAACTACGTATGTTCAAAGGATATGTAAGCCGTACTCCTGTTGTTTCAGAAGCAATGGGCACAGTTAACAGTAAAGTTATTGAACGTATCGAATCTATCAAGAAAGAATTGCATCAATTACAAAATGCCAAGCACTACGAAGCATTTGCAGAAGCATTTGCTCCATCAGAAATACGAGACATACCAGAAGAAATCATGTTAGATTGGGTTGACCGTTTAACAGTACGTAGTTTCAAAGAAGAATTAAAAGACGTATTTCCATACATTTATAAACTAGTCGATGAAAGTGAAATCCCAACAAGAGAAATAGATCCAGATGATTTATTAGATGAAGCAGGCGCCGCGGCGATTCAAGCCGCTGTTGCTATCTCTAAAAAGAAATCAGGCAAATACGATAAAGACGGTAAGCGCATTAAAGAGTCAGATCAGTTTGAAAGTTTCTTGGATAGTATTGTTGGAGAATCTGAAGGCGGTGACGCACTCAGCGGCGACGAAGATGCTTTACAAAAATTAAAAGATGAGATGGCTAAGGGAGAGCTCAAAGGCGATCCTAACCGTATTGATGTGATTAAGGGACTAATTAACGATCCTGAATTGCATGGTATGATTGCTGACACAGATCCTAATATTGATGCCAGAGGCATTGTGCAACTGTATCTACAAAAGAAAAACCCAGACATCGCAAAACAAGTATTTCCACAAGGTATGGGCGGCAGTGATCAATCTGATCAACCTACTCCACCAGAAGGCGGCACGTCTGCACCGACTGATGCGTCTGCAACACCAACTGATGCATCTGCAACAGCCACTCCTCCAGAAGGTGGTGCTGATGCTTCTGCACCGCCAGCGTCAGATGAAGAAAAACCAGTCGGTGAAACTCCTGAAGATGATGATTTGCCATGGCATGAAAAGACTCCGCACGATGCACCAAAAGGTTCATTTAAGAAACCTGTAGGAAAAGATCAAGGTATGGACCGAGCAAGAGCATTGGCCATGCGAGCAATCAAGATGGGTGCTAAACCAGAAACAAAAATTGGCGACAAAACCTTGCACGACATGATGTTGGAACTGGGTATGGATCCAGAAGATCCAACATCTAAGCCTATGGCACCAGCAGGTAAACCATCAGGCGACAGCTATGACGACATGATGAAGTTTGCCAGCGGTTGGTGGAATAAAGAAGAACACAATTTTACTATTGGTGGCGAAGGAGTCAAGACAAAATTAGAAAAACAATTCCAAGGTGCAAACTCTGCAGATTTGGAGAAAATTTTTGCTAATATCGACCGTGTTGATCCTCCAAGTAGTGTACACGGCGGCGGCCACGAAAGATTAAAACAACTAGCCGGCTCGAATGATAGCGGAGATAAATCTCCAGTTCCGCAACACGGGAGCATTAACGAAAGCCTATCTATTATTAGAAAATTATCAGGATTAAAGTAAGGATATACTATGAACGGATTACATGACCTACTAGAAAAACTTAAAAAATTGGAAGAGGCCGCGGCCGCTCCTACAACATTCACACCAAACTATTATCATAAAACTAATTTTGGTACCACAACACCACTAATGATGACTGACCCGGGTGTGTTTTGGCACATGGCATCAGCTACAAATGATGAAGGCGGTGCTGTTCGCGGTGGTGGTCAAACAATTCAAAGATGGTACGGTGATACCGAATCCCGCGGTGTATTCAGTCCAGCCAGTGTCGACGGCAAAATGATCAACGGTAAACCCGGGCCTGAATTTCCAGAAGGCACCACTTGGAAAACTGATTTGGCAAGCCTTGCTCAAACACAATCAAGTATTGCGGCTACTAAAGCTTCGTTAAATGCACCTAATAAAGAGTATGATGCCGCAGTGGCCTCGTTAAAAAACCCATTTGCTGGTGCAAAATTACCTAATACAACTGGCGCACCAGCTGTAACTGGCGGAACAGCACCTGCACCTGAAGCACCAGCTGTAACTGGCGGAACAGCAAATGCAGGCGCTACTCCTTCTATATCACAAGGTAGTGCCGCAACAGTACCGGCAGAAATAACAGCCAATCTTGCTAGAGTCAAACAGATTATCGGCGCAATGAAAGAAGGTATCAAATTTAAATCACGGATCGGTCATGCACTTTTAGAATCATTTGATTTAAAATTAAACGAAGATGCCGCGGCTGATCTAGCAGAATTAAATCAAAAATGGCCGCAATTGGTCAAATGGGCTCAAGCAAATCCAACCAGTGATGTGGCCAAAGATATTGAAGGCCTAAGGGATACCGTTACTAAATGGCAAGCCAGTGTACAAGGAAGCACTATCGGTAAGATCGCAACTGCTCCGGCACAGGCGGCACAACCGGCCGCGGCTCCAGCGGTGGCGGCAGAACCAGCCGCGGCTCCAGCGGTGGCGGCAGAACCAGCCGCGGCTACAGTTGACACGACTGATCCATTAGCACCTAACAATGCGGCTTCAGTTGGTAATGGTGCAAGGATCGCCAGCGGCGCCAGTTCAACTGGTTCTGCCGCAGTAGATGACGCAGTTAAGAGCGTAGTGGCAGATCCAGCGGCTGTGGCGGCCGCTAGAGGAAAAGATGTAAGTGCCGCTGGTAATAATGTACCGGCAGGAGTTGATCCTCTAAAATATGCCGCCGTTAATCAAACTACCGGCGCAATGTATAAAGGGGACACTATTGGGCCAGGCAGTAGAGATAGTGGCACAGACCATCGTGTAGCAGACTTACAGAAAAGATTAGGTATTACTCCAGTGACTGGTGTTTTTGGTGCCGCTGAAAAGAAAGCAGTTATGGATATACAACAAAAAGCTGGACTTAAACCTGTAGACGGCAAATACGGCGGAGATACTAAGGCGGCACTTGACAAAATGAGTTCGACCGCATCGGCACCAGCCGCATCGGCACCAGCCGCATCAGCACCAGCCGCATCAGCACCGGCCGTAGCAGTCGCACCTGATAGTGCTCCAAAAGTTGATACCAATCCAGGTGCCGGACTTGAAAAGAATTCAAAAGAAGCATTTGGATTTTTACGTAAAACAATAACAGATCCCCAAGAAGGTGAATCATACTGGGTTAATGGTGTTAGATACACATACGGCCAGCACGGCCAGCGAGTTGGTTGGCAAGAAGATACTCCGTGGTTCAATGCTAATAGAACTACTAAACAACGTGAGCGTACCAAATATACAGGCCCAGAAAACTTGGCAGGTAAGAAGGCGGAACCCGATGATTCAGCCGCCAAACCCGAAAAGAAGAAAAAAACTTATAGAGGTCTGGATGGCAAAATCCATACATACTATGACGAGAGTATAAACGAGTCTGGATTTGCCAATGAAGAGTTGAGTAGAATTATCAGTTTGGTACATTATAGATAATTGAGTAAAATACTCACATTTAGAGCGAGATTTCTCTTGCTTTACTAAATAAAAGTGCGTACAATAACATGTATGCACTTTTTGTTTTATCAAGGTGGTAAAACAATAATAGGCACATAAAGCAAACTAAGGCTATTAATAGGAGAAATAATTATGGCATCTTTAGCAGAAATCCGAGCAAAACTAAAAGCATCTGAACAAAAAGGTTCAGGAGAACGAACAGGTGGTGATAAGTCAATTTATCCATTCTGGAATCTCAAAGAAGGTGGCGAATCTACACTTAGATTTTTACCAGACGGTAACACCGACAACACTTTTTTCTGGGTAGAACGAGCAATGATCAAATTGCCATTCGCTGGAATCAAAGGTGAATCAGAAAGCAAACCAATCACAGTACAAGTTCCATGCGTAGAAATGTATGGCGACACTTGCCCAATCTTGGCAGAAGTACGTGCATGGTTCAAAGACCCAGCTCTAGAAGACATGGGCCGTAAGTACTGGAAAAAGCGTTCGTACATTTTCCAAGGTTTCGTTGTTGAAGACGGACTAGGCGAAAAGAGTGAAGAACAACCAGAAAATCCAATCCGTCGTTTCATTATTGGTCCACAGATCTTTACAAGTATCCGTGCGGCACTGGTTGATCCAGAATTGGAAGATTTGCCAACTGACTTATTGCATGGTTTAGACTATCGCATGAAGAAAGGTAGCAAAGGCGGTTATGCTGACTACTCAACATCAAGCTGGGCACGTCGTGAGCGTCCACTAAGCGATGCTGAACAAGCGGCCATTAAAGAACATGGCTTGTTTAACTTGAATGACTTCTTGCCTAAGAAACCAGGCGAAGTTGAATTGAAAGTTATGAAAGAAATGTTTGAAGCTTCAGTTGACGGCGAACCGTATGATATGGAACGTTGGGGACAATATTTCAAACCAGCAGGAATGAGCCAAAACACTGGCGATCCTAAAGCAACTCCAAAAGCAAGTGCTCCAGCGGCACAAGCACATGATGAAGATGATACACCTGCACCAGTAGCAAAGGCCTCACCAGCGCCAGCAACTGATACAGCAGATAACAGTCGTGCGCAAGATATTCTTGCAATGATTCGTAATCGTCAAAAAGCGTAATTAAATAAGGGGACTAGTTCCCCTTATTGTTTCATCATAGGAGAACAATAATGGCCACAAAAGCCTTCGATTTATCAAAATTTAGAAAAACATTAACTAAGTCTATTGACGGACTTGGTGTTGGGTTTAATGATCCAACAGATTGGATTAGTACAGGTAATTTTGCTTTGAACTATCTAATCAGCGGTGACTTTAATCGTGGTGTTCCACTAGGTAAAGTTACTGTGTTTGCCGGCGAATCCGGTGCAGGTAAAAGTTTTATCTGTTCAGGTAACCTGGTACGCAACGCACAACAACAAGGCATTTATGTTATCTTGATTGATAGCGAAAATGCACTCGACGAAAAATGGCTACATGACTTAGGTGTAGACACTAGCGAAGAAAAGCTTCTTAAACTCAACATGGCAATGATCGATGACGTGGCTAAAACCATCCACGAATTTACCAAAGAGTATAAAGAAATGGCAGAACGTCCTAAGGTCTTATTTGTCATAGACTCATTGGGTATGTTGCTTACCCCTACCGATATCAACCAGTTTGAAGCGGGAGATCTAAAGGGCGACATGGGTCGTAAGCCTAAAGCACTTACAGCTCTAGTTCGTAATTGTGTTAACATGTTTGGTAATTTAAATGTAGGTATGGTGTGTACTAACCATACATACGCAAGTCAGGATATGTTTGATCCCGATGACAAGATTAGCGGTGGACAAGGATTTGTCTATGCAAGTTCAATCGTAGTTGCTATGAAAAAGCTCAAACTTAAGACTGATGAAAACGGTGTTAAGACTAGCGAAGTACATGGTATTCGTGCGGCTTGTAAGATTATGAAGACTAGATATGCAAAGCCTTTTGAGACATTGCAAATTGAAATCCCATACGAAACAGGCATGAACCCTTACAGCGGATGTGTCGACTTGTTTGAAAAACATGGTATGTTAGTACAACAAGGCAATCGTTTAAAATATGTCGATCCAACTACAGGTGAAGAATTCTTATTCTACCGAAAAGAATGGAAAGATGATAAATTAGATATGATAATGAATAATTTTCATATCAAAACATCAACTACTATTCCAGAGGAGACAGACGAAAATGTTGAATGAAACACAAATAGCCGACGTATGGATTTTGTTCAGTGAGTTTATTGATAAAAAAAATCACGAAGCGGTAGCTGAACGTTATGTAGATTTATTAGCAGATTTTGGTGTTGGCGACCGTGTACTCGAAGGTGCTACAGGTGTTGACAGTACACTTGATGATGCTATTGAGTATTATTTAGACGAAGATTCCGAAGAAGAAGACGACTATAAAGAGCTAGAATAACATGTGGTACGCAAAGGTTAGCAAAGATATTTCGAACATTCCAGATGCTGTAGCCTACTATAACGATGAGTTAATAGGCGCACGTCAAGACACGAATATTAAAGGCAATATTGAAAAGGCGGCCGCAAGTATGCCTGGTATTGTCGAACAAAGATTCAGTCAACTGCAAGAAATTGAAGCTATCCTTGAGTACCTCAATATTGAATTACGCCGACTCAAGAGTCAACATTTTCGTAAATATCTCGAAAATTATCAACGAGCTTTGTCTTCTAGAGACTGTGAAAAGTTTGTAGAAGGCGAAGCTGACGTTGTAGATTTTGAAAAAATTATCAACGAATTTGCATTACTACGCAATAAATGGCTTGGTATTACTAAAGGCTTAGATGTCAAGCAATGGCAGTTGTCTAACGTAATTAAATTACGCACTGCTGGCATGGAAGACGCTACATTATGAAGATAGTCTTAGTTACGGGCGGGTTCGATCCACTACATAGTGGACATATCGAATATTTTAAAGCCGCAAGAGAACTAGGTGACAAATTAATTGTTGGTGTCAACAGTGACGAGTGGCTTGAGCGTAAAAAAGGTCGAGCTTTTATGTCATGGGAAGAACGTGCAACTATTATTAGTGCTATGCATATGGTGGATCGCGTTATTTCGTTCGATGATAAAGATGGCACAGCTACTGATGCTATTCGTAAAACTAAAGATATATTTGTTAATCACGAAATTATATTTGCCAACGGCGGCGATCGCAATGCTGTTAATATACCCGAACAAATTATCCCTGATGTATTATTCAAATTTGGTGTTGGCGGCGAGAACAAGCAAAATTCGTCTAGTTGGATTTTGCAAGAATGGAAAGCACCTAAGACAGAACGCCCTTGGGGCTATTATCGTGTGTTACATACGGTAGATGGCACAAAAGTTAAAGAGCTTACTATCGAGCCTGGCCAAAGTTTAAGTTTACAAAAACATAAATTTAGGCAAGAGCTATGGCATGTTATTTCTGGAAAATGTGCAGTAGAACAACGTATGCCTGGTGGTTATGTATTACCTACTGTTGAGTTATCTTTACATAGTCAACTATCTATTCCACTCGATTCATGGCATCGTATATACAATCCTTTCGACAAACCTTGTAAAATTGTAGAAATACAGTATGGTTTAACATGCGACGAATCTGACATCGAACGTCAGTAATCAATTCGCCCAAACGGTCAGTTATACTTCTTAAATAATTATATACCATAAAGGTTTGACTTTGTCGACTTTTAATGTATAATATTTTATATGACAACAATAGACCAAATACTTTTAAATATCACTAGTTATACTAGTCCTTGTATTGAAGAAAAAATCTCTCAACGAGATTGTCGAGTTCTACGCGGTTTAGCCACTACTGTAAGCAGTAAAGCATTTATTACCGAAAATCAGAGTCGATTACTATTAAAACTATTGAATCAATATTCAGTATTCTTGTCAACGATAGAGCCTAATCTTAAAAAATACTTAGAAACGCCTGTTTGGTCAGCGCCTTTTAGAATTGTAGATGTTGTTAAAAAGGTTTATATTAATACTACAGTAGATCACGAAAATCGCATTTTTATTGAACATTCACATTCGTTAAATCTAAGAAAAATTATACAAAATCTGTCAAAACGTATCGAAGGTTCTGTTTTACAACCGTCTACTAGATATTATTCATTCGAATTAACAGAAAAAAATATAGATGAAATAGTAACTACACTAACTCCTTATAAATTTGATTTTGACCAAAAAATCACGGATTTTCATCAAATTATCAAAAATTGGCAATTTCAAGATCAATGCAAAAATTTAATTTTTGGAGAAAATTTGTTTGAATCGATAAAAAATTCTCTTGCTAAAGAACAAATTTCCGACGAAATCACTAACAATAATATTGTTTATGACCGAAGCACACGATACCACTATTTTGTCAAAAAACCCGAAAAAATCTCAGAAAATTTAGAAAATTTAATCATACATAGAACACAACAAAAGATCTGGGTCAACAGTAAAGAGCACGAATTAGAAAATTTAATAGGTAATTTAAAAAATCTTAATCGATTTCCAGTACTTGTAATTTTTGATAGTCGAAACCCTGATCAATGTGTTGACCACCTTAAAAATCTCAATTTTGCCCTGGAAAAACATGACATCAATAACCGTGTTGGAATATATTTTCGATTGGATAGTTTAGGTCAAGGTAAAGATTTTAACCAGTTTATAAGCAGTAAACAGTACAATACACCGTTAGATTCGACTACACTAGTTGCCGGAGTACAGACAGGAAAATTGCCCAAATTCTTTGTAAAAGATTGCGATTGGGAGCCAAAAAGTGTTATAGTAATGGGTACTAACTTGCGACACAGTAAGACAGCAGTATACAGTAATAGATGCGATTTAATCATTTCTTACTCGGATAAGGAAAGTTTATTTGATCAAACAACCGGATGGGCAATCAATACATGGGCATTGTAAAACTAGTTATAAAAGATGAGGTTAATATCAAGATCGAAGGTCTTGAGTTAGATGCACGAAAGAAGCTAGCAAATGCGTTTAAATTCTTTGCACCTTACGCTAGATATCATCCTGCATATAAACTAGGTCGCTGGGACGGCACAGTTAGTTTATTTGGTCTCGGCGGCAACGGCTATCTGAACCAGTTAGAAAAAGTCATGCAAATACTACACGGCCTGGGAATTTCTCTGGAAGAAGTAGAAGATCTGCGCAAGCCAATCAAGCTGACATTTCCAGAAGTCACTGAAGATTTCTGGGGAGAACGATGTTGGCCTGTTGGTCATCAAAAAGAAGGCGAGCCGATTCGCTTGCGTGATTATCAGTTAGATGTAATTAACAATTTTCTTAAAAATCCCCAGGCTTTGCAAGAGGTAGCTACTGGCGCTGGTAAGACAATTATCACAGCGACCTTGAGTAGACTTTGTGAAAACTTTGGTCGCACAATTACAATCGTGCCTAACAAATCGCTTGTAGAACAAACAGAAGAAGACTTTATTAATTGCGGATTAGATGTGGGTGTTTACTACGGCGACCGTAAAGATTTGAATAAAACTCATACAATTTGTACTTGGCAAAGTCTTAATATATTAGAC